TCTCTTAATTTTTGTAATTCAGGATCATCATCAATTAATTTTTGAATCTTCTGAGGCGGGTCTTTTTTTGAAAACCAACCAAAAAACTCCTTTAAATTTGATTTCTTTATTTTATATTTCTTTCCCATATGCGGTTATTTATAATAATACAACTATAAATATGGTATAAACAAAAAAGTTAGGATTATCTATTAACCCTAACTTTTGATTGATTATTTGATTGCTTTATTTGCTCATTTTCCTTTTTCTTAGCATCTACTAATTGTTGGTAGTAAAACATTCTAAGATAGGTTGGCATTCTATACAAATCCATTACAGTGAACCCATTACCATAGTTTACCATCTCAAAAATTTGAGTATGGAGTTGAATACTATGATTCGGAGCTAGGCCAAAAAAACCCTACGCCCATTACTATGGGCAGTACCTCCTCTTGTCCGTCTTCATGTGTATATGTAATTCTCATATCCATGTCCGGCTGAATTGTTTTAATGTAATCTCTAAATGCTCTACTATCTCTTGCTAAAAATCCATTTACGAATTTATTAATTGCTGCTACACTATTATCACCATCTACGGCTTTAATCATATGTCTAAATCTAGTAGTAATATCATGCGAAGTATCTTTATTAACCTTTTCTAATGCTGTAATATCTCTATCAATAGCCTTTTCATCACCATGCGTTAATAATTTAAATGTTAATTTGTTTTTACTAATAGGAGTGATAAATTCAAATTCATTTTTATTTTCAAATTTGGAAGTATCTACCTTTTTTGTTTCAATTTTTGTTAAATCAACAGATAAATTGATAACATCTCCGGTTACAGAAGAATATGCAGATGCTTCATACTTAGGACCGTATCCTAATAAACGAGTTGCTAAGATAATTGCGTTTTTATCACCTATAAGAATATCATCTATATTAACATTATCTACAATAACCGATTCGAATAACTTATCTAATACAATACCTTTTTTGATAAGGTTTTGTGAAGAAAGGATATCCTCTTCCTTTGCAGTCATATGTTTGATTGTGATTTGACCCGATGATAATGGGTTCTCTTTTGGATATAATTTACCTTCCGATGGTAAACTAATAACTTCCGTTGGAAAATCATATTGTTTTTGATTCATAACTTTACTTTGTTTAAGTTTGTATATATAAATACATAGTTTTTAAAAAATTAGAAAGCATAAAAAAGGGGATATTTTAGTATCCCCTTTAATTTTATATATTTTAGATTAGAATTCTAATACAGCGTAATCGTATGCTACTTGTAGTTCTATTGTTGCTGGGTCATTAGATGTCATATCCAATTCACCAAAGTTTACTTGCAATGGAAATGCTCCATATAAAGTCCAAGTTTCAACAACATCACCCACAGGTCCTAACATTTCGATTTTGATAGTCTTCTTATAGAATTCAGAATATCCTTTTCTACCAGTAATAGATTCATGTCCTAAACGAACCCACTCCATTACTTGTTGTGCACCAGATGGTACAATTGGGTCATAAAGTGTGATAGTCATATCCTGCCACTCACCTTTACCTTGCAACTTTCTTTTCACGTTGATGTGGTCTAAAGTTACAACTTCAAAGTTAATTTGAGGTCTGCTACCTGCTTTAATCAAATATGCTTCTACACCATCGATACTCATTTTAAAACGAGCTTTCGTTTTTGGTTCCCAGGTTTTGTAGAACATATCGTTGAATTCTAATACTTGTGCCATTTTCTTTTCCTTTTATTTTATATTAATAAATATCTACTTTTTGTTTTTTATATTATGCTGAGAAACTTGCTCCAGTTGGTAAGATGTTGAAATCAATTACGATGAATTCAGCTGTCTTAGCAGGTTGTAAGAAAATTTGTCCAGCTAATATGTTTCTATCAATAACATCAGGTGTGTTGTTACTTTCATCCATTACAACTTTGAATGCGTACAAACCTTGTCTTTGTTGTATGCTCTCTAAGTATGGAGTTGCTGTGTTAATGAATCTTGCTCTAGTTTGAGTAGTATTTTGTTCGAACACTAAGAAACGAGAAGTAGATGCGATGAACTTCTTAACAGTGATAAGTAATCTTCTTACGTTGATTCTATCTAATGCTGAAGCCTTATCTTGCAATGTTTTCTGTCCGAATGCTACAATACCTTGTCCAGGGAATGCTGCGATTGGGTTTACTTTGTTCTCATATAGAGTATCTCTTTCCGCATGTGTTAATCTATTCAATACTGAAACTGCTCCAGTGATACCACCTCTATTCAAACCAGCAGGTGCGAACCATTCTGCTGCTAATCTATCGTTACTAGCAAATACTGCTGGTAATAATACTGAAGGTGGAACAGTTACTAATTTGTTTGTATTAGTATCTATTGTTTTAACCCAAGGATAGTAAGTTGCTGCGTAGTTTGTATCAACTGCGTTAGCTGCTTCAGTTGCCTCAGTTATTGTATCATCGAAATCGTTGAAATCAGCGATATAGAATGCATCTTGTCTTTCCTCACAAATATCAATTGCTTTAGTAGTAATTGCTGGGTGTAATCCTCTTACGATACCAGGAGTTACTAACATATTAATATCATACTCATCAGGATTTGAAATTGCGTTAAGTGCTTTTGTATATGCAATTGAACCAGAAGATAAAGATGTTGCACAATTGAATCCTTGCGTATTTGCGTTACTCCAATCTGCATCACCAGCTTTAGCTATTGTTACAGTTGGGTTCATACCATCAAATCCATCTTGGAATGCTAATACAAATTGTCTCTTAACCATATCAGTAGATGCTGAACCAGTCATTTGGTATGATAATTGAGAATCAAATGCAAATGCCACATTAGAACCAGTTTCAGCTCCCACTGGAAGTGGTTTCAAATATTGTAAGTTATCTAATTTAACTCCAGTAGTTTCAAAATCAAATCCACTATAATATACTGGAGATGATGATGTGTTACCTGATGAGTTAGTTTGATATACTACCGCTGGTATCAATAATGATTCAGCGTTATTTGTTGCTTTAATTGGGTTTGTATATGCTCCATGTCCAAATGGTGCTGCTGATATTGGGAATGAACCAGGAGTAGATACTACTACTCTGATATATTTTGATTGATTTGTATAATCACCATATTCAGTAAGCTTACCATTAGAATCAATTGTGAAATATCTATCACCAATTCTTCTAGCTATATAGTTTGGAGAAGCAGGGTCTAAATTTACATTATTAAATGTTTCAATTACACTCTTTCTCTTATCAGTATCATCAAATGAACGTACAGTTACAGTAAATGTTGCGTAATCAGTTCCACCATCTTCACCAGCTGCTTTTACATTAGAAATACCAACTTTAAATTTAGTATTATATCCAGTACCATGTCCAGTTGTTACAAACTTAAATAAATCATATCTTTCACCACTAATCAATTGAGATTTAACCATTGGAGTTTCAGCCGCTTGTGCATCATATGTAAAGTCTTGCGTAGGTAATACAACAGAACTTATTACGATATTATTTCCAGCAGAACCAGTATAATATCCAGCTGCATTTTCAAAGTAAGAATATGCGTATGCTTTTTTACTTCCGAATGGAGATTCACCAAATACATCCGATAAATCGTTTACAGAAGATGGTAAAATAGATGCCGATACATTTAAATCTGCATGCAATGCTAAGAATGAACCATCATTAACACTATCACTTGCTACAGTTGCTCCAGTAAAACCTACTTTCTCATCACCTAATTTAGTTGAATGTAATACACCAATTAATTTAGTTCCTACTGATTGAAGTGATGACCCAGATGCAAATATTGCTAAAGGTGCTACCTGCTCATAACCACCGATACCACCAACTCTTACGATGGTTGCTGTACCAGCTTCTCTTAAATAGTTTTGTACTGCATATTCAGTATAATAAGTTCCATCAGGTGTTCCGAATATTTCTTCGAATTCTGATTGAGTTCTCACAATAGTTGGGATGAATGCAGGTCCTTGCTTAAAAGGTCCTATAAATGCTGCCCCAATTTCACCAATTCCTTGCGCTAGGAAGGATAGGTCATTTTCTCTTGTGAATACGCCAGGTGATACGATTCTTTCTGCCATTTTATTTCTCCGATTTGTATTTTGAATGTATATGTGTAAATAGTTACAGTAATACTCATATAAATATAAAGAAAATGTTCAAAACACAAATTTGTTTATAAATCTGCATTTTGAACATTATATATAAAATTGTTTGTACTACTTATGCCGGTTGAGGGTCTACTCCGTATAAATTACTACCAGATGTAGGTGCCCAAGGTAAATCCACATCACTAACAGTTACTCTATGATACTTTTTAGCATCTATTTCTTTTTTGATTTGTCCATTGATGTGGTCCCAATATGAAGTTGGGGATGACCCACTTACTACATTCTTAACCCAACCTAATACTAATTCTTCTGTTAAATCTCTATAATCTACAAAACCATCACCATTAAGGTCTTGAGGTGTAAATGGTGTTGCTCCAACAAAATTACCTTGATTACCCTCTTCATCAGTTGCAACTACTTTCCAGTTAGTACCAACTACTACATCATTTAGAGTATCAGTATTTTGTTTTCTAAGTCCTACTAAAGACCATTCGTATGTATATCCCATAATTAAATTATTTAATTCTTTTCAATAAATATATAACTTTTTATTTTTCTTCTATCAATTTTCGTAATTCCTTAACTTCCTCTTTTGTTTTGTTCAAGTCCTCACTAAGTTCTTTTATAGCTTCTACTAATAAAGGTACTATCTTCTCATAGTCTACCGTTAAATAGTTTTCACCAGTTTTAGAACCTTTTATTTTTTTAGTCTCTTCATCTATATCCATATCAAATGGAGCTAGAGTTACAACCTGCGGTAATACTGCTTGAACTTGTTGAGCTGATAAACCTACTTGGACTTTTTCATCAGTATATCCAAATGAACGGGCTAAATCATTCTCAATATAATAGAAACCATTAAGCTTTTGTACTTTATCTAACGGATTTTCAATTGGCCCTAAATTAGTTTTCAATCTTTCATCAGAATAGTAAGCAATGATATTATTTTGAGAGAAAATCCAGCTATATGAATAAACGTTATCATGTATAACATAGTTCATACGAGATGTACCATTCGGGTCAGAATAATATCCAGTGTTATCTCTATCGTAGATAAAGTTTGTTCTTATTTCATAAAGATATGTTCTACTACCATTATAGTGATTGATGTAAGTTTCATATCCATCTCTACAATCCATGTGTAAGTTACCATTGGTTGTTTCAACGGATGCCCAACCATCTACTCTACCATTACATCCACTTCTAAAGTATGCTCCCCAAGATGGGTTAGGTCCATGTAATTGACCACCTCTTACTCTAAAGGCATCATTTGAAGTAGTGTTAGGGTCTATGTAATATCCCGTATCATCATAATCATAATATATTGGTGCTCTAGGTGTACCTCTTATCTGAACGGCGTTTCCAGCTTCACCCAAATACATAGTTTGGGAATAGTTGTTTCCATACCAGTGTTGAGCTTCAACCACATATGCGGTAAAGTCCCAACGAGGTTCATTATTAACATTGTTTACTAATTTAATTCTATTTGGCACCATGTAGTTTGTACGTGATGTACCATCCATATCCATGTAATAACCGGTGTTATTATAATCATAAATAAATGTAGTTCTTTGCTCATAGGTATATGTTCTATTTCCAGAATAGTGGTTTATAT